TCGCTCCAATTAAAACCAAATAATTAACACCAATTATCACATAAGGTATAATAATTATAGTAAACCTTATTGAGAGCCTAAATTGAATGGCAAGACCCCCTAAATATGACTGGATTAAATTAAAAGAAGACTGGTTATTATCAGAAATCAACGAATTATCACTATTTTTTAACAGTATTAACACGCCTATTAGTAAAAATACATACTGGCAAAAGACAAAAGGCTGGAGAGAAGACAAAGAAGCTTTTAGGGCGGAATTAAGTGGAATAAAAACACAAAAAGCTTTGGAAGATCCAGATATTAGAGCTGAAAAGAAAAAGATATTAGAAAGACAAAAAACAATACTGAGAGCGAAAGATAATATTATTTCTAAGCTTTCCAGATTATGGGGGAATGCAGATAGCGGAATAGAAAAGTTTGAATCTAAAGACGCCATCGCAGTTGTTAATCTTTTAAAAACTGAACTTGGTGAATCAACTGTAATTAGCAAAACTAAGCTTGAAGGTGCTGGAGAGAATGGTGAAATTGAACTTTCTTTAGGTGAGGATTTTAAATACTTTCTTGAAGCAATAAAAAAATAAATGGCTTACAATTTAATAAATTTTCACAAAGGAATGATTGGTTTTCTGGAAAAAGAAAAATATATTCCAGTTCCTACTTTTCACATTGACATTTTAAATTTATATGAGAATAATGATAGATTACAAGCTATCCTCGCCCCTGTAGGCTTTGCAAAGAGTACAACCTTGAGAAGCTTTGCTTTGAAGAATTTATTAGATGATACTAAATTTCAATTATATGTATCTTCTAGTCAATCAAAAATTACTCAGCATTTTTCAAGCTTTACAAAATTTCTTTCCAGTAGTGATTTTCAAAAAGTATTTAATTACAAAATAGTTAAATGTAATACTGAGCAAGTAATTATTAATATTAACAATGAGAATAGGGCTATCTTTGGAATCAGTGCTGGGAGCGATATTTCGGGAATTAATTTTGAATCTCAAAGACCACAAATTATTAATATTGATGACTTAGAAGAACTAGATCAGGCTAATAGTATTGAGAGAACTGATAAACTACTGGACTGGTTAGAAACTACTCTATTAAGCCGTTTGCCTTCGCTCGTGGACGGTAAAGTAAGAATGATTGGCACTAATTTAAGTTTAAATTCAATCATTAATAGAATGCTCACTAAGCAAGTAAATGGCTGGAATGTTTATAAATTTAGTGCATTAGACGAAACAGAAAAAAGTATTTGGGAACAAAGACACCCAGCCAACGCTTTAATTCAGCTTAGAAATGATAACCCTTCTGTCTTTGCCAGAAATTATATGAATAGTCCTATTGATTCAAGCTATTCACTTATTCAGAGGGAAGACTTAAGATATTATGAGCATTTAGATTTAGATAAAATAAAAGAGATATATATTCATGCTGATACTACTCACACAGCCAAGACAACAAGTGATTATTTTTGTTTAATGGCAATGGGTGAGCATATTGATAATAAAAATTTATATGTAATTGATTTTATACTTGACAAACTAGACCCAGAGCAACAAGCCAAGCAATTAATATTAATGTATTCAAGATTTGGGAATAAAGTCAAAAAAATAACTTTTGATGAAAAGGCTAATCAAGGCTTTGGGTATTGGTCTAAAGAGCTGGCAAAGAAAGAATATAATATTAGTTTGCCTTTATCAGAATTAAAATATAATTCAGATAAATTAAATCATTTTGAGCCTCATATTCCGCACTTTAAAGCTAATAGAATTTATTTACCTGAGAAACATAAAGATTTAAATAATGCTATTCAGCAACTATTAGCTTTTCCTTCTAAAGGTATAAACGACGATTTTGTAGATGGTTTGAGCGGTGTTTTAGACAATTTTAATAAAAAAAGTAATAATATTAGTGTTTGGGCGGTAAACTATTAATTAAAATTTATGAATATATTTAAATCTTTTAAAAACTTTTTCAAAAAATCACACAATTCAAGTCTAATCAATGATTTGGGGGCTTATGATAATGTTAAAAACTCAATGGCCTTTTTGAAAGAGGGTTATGCGTGGAATGCCATTGTTTTTTCGTGTGTGTCTAAAATCGCTCAGGCTTGTGCAGAGCTTGAAATTGAGTCAGTAAATGAAAAAAACGAATATGTTGAAAAACCCACAGAATCAATTTTACTTTTAAAAAAACCTAATTTATTCCAGTCGCAAAATACGTTTATTGAGAGCGCAATTATTTACCATCAAGTAACTGGATCGGCTTTTGTTGAAGGTGTAATGAGCGGGAATAAAGTAATTGAGTTAAACGTTATCCCATCGCATGAGGTAACGATTGAGAGCTATAACACAAATAATCCATACTACCCTATCAGTTATACATGGAATAGTAATGGGAATTTAAAAAAATGGGAATTAGACCCAATTCAAGGCGGTTTCCAGACACAAAATAAAACAAGTAAATTATTACATTTTAAAATATTTAACCCATTAAATCCAAAAGAATCATTAAGCCCATTAAGTGCGGGTGCTTATGCTGTAGACGCTTTTAACAAAGGCATGGCGTGGAATAATAGCTTATTAAATAATCATGCCAAACCCTCATCAATTCTCACCACTGACCAAGTTCTAGAACCAAATCAAAGAGAGCAAATAGGCAAATATCTCAAATCTTTATCTGGAAGTAAAAACACGGCTAAGACTGCTATTTTTGAAGGTGGTCTGAAATGGCAACAAACAGCCTTAAGCCCGCTTGACATGGACTTTATCAATATACTAACTAAATCAACTGAACAGATTGCAATGATTTATAAAATACCTATTGATTTAGTCTTGGGGAATTCGACTTATGCCAATCTCAAAGAATCGAAAGAGATGTTTTATATTGATACCATAATCCCGCTTATGAACCGCTTTTTGAAAGAATTATCTTTATTTATTGAGCCTAAATCACCTAATTATATGCGAGTTGATATGGACGATATAATCGCACTAGAAAACATGAGAGAAAGATTATTTAATCGTAATATTAAAGGCGTTTCTGGATCTATTCTCACTCCTAATGAAGCTAGAGAGTCTATAGGCTATGACCCAATTGAAGGTATAGCAGACGACTTACTCACGAGCGGGGGAACTAAATTATTAGATGATATAGGTGCTGAAATAGTTAATGAATTGCAATCATTAAATAATGCCCAAAATAATAATAATAATAATAATAATAAATAATGCCATTATCAGATAAACAATTTATTGACGAATTTGATAGACTGCTCTCAAAGGGTGAGTTGAGATATGCCAAAAAAGTTAAAAAAGAAATAATAAGAGCATTAAAAAATTTAGAAAAAACATTAGTAAATAATCCAGAATTGGCCTTAGATGGCACTTTACAAACAGAACACGCTTTGCAATTAAAATTATTTCAAGATCAATCATCAAAAGAAGTATTAACCGCTTTTATTACCTTGCAAGCCAATCAATGGTCTTTTGAGCCGCCCTTTCAAGTTGTTAATAATATTTTGAATAATTATACTAATGCTTATACTTTGGAATTGAGTAATTTAAAAGCTAATACAACCTTTGAGGCGGTAAAAAAAAGAATTGTAGACGAAATTACAAATGGAACTGTTACCCCTAAATTTATAAGCCAAAAAATCAAAGAAGTAGTAAATATCACGCCCGCCCGCTCTTTGATGATTGCACGCACTGAAATTCATAATGCCTCTACTTATGCCCAGCATGAGATAGCTAAGTTATACTCTGATACTTACTCAATACCTTTATATAAAATTTGGCTACCAATCAAGGATAAACGCACAAGACCAGACCATTTAAAAATGTTAGACCATGCGCCCGTTCCTTTAAATGAGTTTTTTAGTGTTGGGTCTAGTTTAATGCTTAGACCAGGCGATCCAGCTGGTGGAGCTAATCAAACGGTCAATTGCAGGTGCAGTTTATTGTATAAAACTTTTGATGAGTTAAAAAAATGATAATATATTATAAAACTCTGATTAGGCTTGACAAAAAAATGAAACTGGAATACAAAACTCAAAAAATAGAATTTAAAGAGGATCAAATTGAAATAGGCTCTTTTGATGGGTATGCCTCGACTTATGGCAATGTAGATAGTGATGGGGATATTATTGCTAAAGACGCTTTCAGAGAATCAAGTTTGAATAATCCTATTGTAAAATTATTATACCAACATGATAAAACTCAAGTGTTGGGAATAGGGCAAATAAAGAGTGATTCCCAAGGTTTGTTTATTGAGGGTAAATTAAATTTAGATGTATCAAAAGCAAAAGAAGTTAGAAGTTTAATGAAGCAGGGAGCACTAGACAGCATGAGTATAGGCTTTAGAGTACCAGATTATAATAATGATATTGAGCATAAAGATGGGAATAGATTCATCAAAAGGGGGGAAGTCAAAGAGGTTAGTATCGTAACTTTTCCCGCTAATCCACAAGCTTTAATTAATAGCGTGAAAAATGAAAAAAATATTGCTAACATGACTATAAGAGATTTTGAGGATTTTCTGAGAGATTCAGGCTTTTCTAAACAAGAAGCTTTAAAAATTGCCTCAAAAGGCTTTAAAAGCTTACAGCAGAGTGATTCTGCTGAGGTTGATGATACTACTTTGAAATTTTACACAACCCTGAATGAATTAATTAAATAATGACTACAGAAATTGAAAAAAAGCTCTCAGACGAGACAGCCAAAATTTTTACTCGATTTGAAGAAATCAAGAAAGAAAATAAAGACTATACTGATGCGCTTGTAAAGGCTGAATCAGATAAATTGGCTGATGTTATCACTAAAAATTTAGAAAAATTACAAAAAATAGATTTGCTTGAAAAAGCCATTAATAGACAATCGGACTTTTTAAAAAACTCTGAAACTAATCAAGATGACTTAGAGACCAAAGCAAAAATTGAAGAATTTTTCAAAAATGGTGGCAAAAAAGAAATTTGTGTTCTGGAAAGAAAAGATTTAAGAACTGATTCTAATCCAGATGGTGGCTATTTAGTACGCCCTCAATTTTCGACTCAAATTATTACTAAAATATTTGAATCAAGCCCAGTCCGCCAATATGCCGACGTAGAGACTATAGGCACAAATGAATTGGTATTAGATATTGATGATAATGAAACGGGTTATGAATGGGTCGGAGAGGGCAGTTTAGGCTCTGATACTACTACCCCACAAATAGGACAATTATCTATTAAAGTCCACAAAATAGCAACTAAACCAAGAATCTCAAACGAAGCTTTGGAAGATCCTATCCGCAATTTAGAATCATGGTTGCAAGGTAAAGTCGTTGAAAAATTTGCAAGAGCAGAAGCAACCTCTTTTATATCAGGTA